GCGGTTATCGCGGGCGCGCTCTGTGGGGTTCCTGCATCATCAAAGTAGCCGTTGCCATAAACATCGCATATGTAGTGATTGTATGCTTGCTTGCTTGTGATTTGAACAGGGGTAGCTCCGGCACCGGCAACTCTCTTCCTGGGGCCTACCTTCCGCCTGCCCCGGCACCCCACCGGGTTCCCCCCGGATCCCTCCACTTGGCGAACCACCCGGGCTATCCGCTTGGCGTCCGTTATTGAGAACTTGGCAAAGTCCATCAGGCCTCCACCTCAGTTGTTGACAAGTCCAAGTCCGCCCATTCCCGGGTGTAGTAGGTTAGGAAAGGCAAGTAGACGGGGGTCCCACCATGAGCCAGGAAAGCTCCTGAACCATCCAAGGGGAGAGGCTCAGTGATCTCCTCGCCATCACTATCCTTGCTCGTCTGAAACTTCCCACTTCCCGTGTCCCACTCATACATCCCCGCGTCGAGGACCTGGCGACACCAGCCCGCCTCCTCAAACCTGACTGCAATCTCATGCCGGACTTGCCAATAGGGGTCCCCATCCTGGTCCCACATCTGGATCCCGGAGTAGTCTCGTAGCAACCCATACCATGGCTGGATTGTAAACCCCACAACGGATACCTCCGTCTCGTTGACAGACCCGAGGAACTTCATTGCCTCCTCAGGGTCATAATCCGCACGGTTCTGCTGAATTGAGATCACCAGGAGAGGATAATCCTGCATAAGAGGTGGGTCGAAAGGCATCCCGGCGCTATTGAGGATGGGGAACCGCGGAGCCCCCTCTGAGTCCGTGATGGACCTCCCGGCATAGTTGAGTGTCCAGCTACGGTCCACGACCTTGTTTTCAGACTCAAACGTGAAGGCTACCTTAGCAGGAAGCTCCAGGGGATCATCTGAGTCAATGATCTGACCGCCCCCCAGGGTGGGGGAACTGTACTTGGCAGTCACCAGCCACGTCTTGCCGTCTCCCTCGTAGGGAACTGGGTCAATATCCCGGCAGGTGGCGGCTGTATCCTCGTTGTGGGGGTCCCCTATGATGGGGATATTGGTAGCTGTCCTGGCCGTGTAAGCCCCGTCGGTCACAGCATCCGTCTTCACCAGCCAGGACCGGGTGTACTGGACCCCTCCAATGGTAGCCCTGCCCCGTCGGTCCTGGAACCGTTCATTGACTGATACAACTGCCATTAGAGGATCTCCACTGCTGTCTCTTTGTCCCACTCGTCCAGGAGTTTGTTGGTTTCTTTCGCCTCACGGATCTGGGCATCCGTCTGCTTGACCTGTTTCTGGGTGAGACTGATGAGGGTCTTCGCTGAGTCCTTCCCGCGCAGGACGGCTTGATAGGCTTCAACGGATCCTGCTTCAAGGGCTCCACCACCCCCAGTGAAACGGCGCAGGGACGTGTCCCCTCCTCCCGTGCCACCGCCCTTATCCGGGGGCGGGGTTGATCCGTTGAGGAAATCATTCAGCTTGTCGTACAAAGCATCCTCAGGGATCATGGCAGCAGCGATCCGGTCAGCATAGGAATCGTAGGTGTCCAATGCCGCCTCAACCGGGTCCTTCCAGTTGCCTTGAGTCCACTCGATGTCTGCTACCTTCGGCAGGTTCAGCAGTTCATCCTCAATTCCTTCCATCAGGCCCTTCCCAGTGAACAGATTCTCCAGTGCTGTAGTGACGACGATACCAGCGTTCATCCACAGGTTTTCCCAGTAAGCCATGAAGAAGGCCCCCCAGGTGACCACCGTCTCAGGGAGCAACATGAAACCCTCTACGATATTCTCGAAGACGGTCTGCCCAAAGATCATCATCGAGTCGAACGCACGGAAGAAGCGGAGCTTGATCTGCTCAAAGATAGCAGGTATGGCACTCCCCCATTCCATCATCCACTCAAAGGAGTTGTTCGTGAAGTCCAGCATGGACTGCTGGGTGCTCTTGATCCCCCTGTCCATCTTATCTAGCCCGGACTCCCCCTCAGCAAAGGCCCGGGTCAGGACAGCCCCTACAACGGCTACAGCACCTGCCAGGGCGAAGACCACGGGTAGAGTAGCCATAAGACTGGCCAGGAGAGCCCCGGCCCCTGCCAGGACCCCTAGCTTGAGGATGGCAGCTATCCCCATCAGGGCCGTCCCCAGTACCATCAGGATAGGACCTATGGCTGCGAACATGGCAGCCATTCGGATGATGGTCTGCTTTGAGGTGGTATCCAAGTTGGTCAGCCACCCTGCGAAACTCATAAAGCCATCCACCACCTTCCGAACAGCGGGGGCTAGGGCTTCCCCAAACGCGATGTAGAGTAGTTTGACGGCTGTCTTTGCTCGGTTCAGCTGGAACTGGAGGGCCTTAGTAGCTTCTTGGAAGGCATGCATCATAGCCCCTGCCCGTTTTGCCCGGTCACCAGCCCATTCCAAGTCCTTAGCAAAGGCCCGACCCTCATCCCGGGTCAGGGAGGCAGCAGCCTTGAGATCCCGGATCCGGAATCCCAGCTCGGTGAGGGAGTCGATATCCTCCTCACTGGCATCCACGATCACCTTCATAGCAGCGCCAAGTCCCTGCGTCTGTAGCGTGGCGGAGGCGGTAGTGCCCGTCATCCTCTGGTAGAGGGCGTCTAGCTCCTCTCCCCCCTGGACCAGCCGCATCATCAGCCGGTTAAGGCTCATCGTGCTCTTGCTGGCATTGTGTGACCCACGGGTCATAGTAGCGACAGCTGCTGCGATCTCCTCAAACGGAACCTTTGCGGTTGCTGCGGTTGCTACCACATTACTTAGAGCCCCCGCCAGTTCGGGGAAGGTAATCACACCCTTCTCAACCGTTTTGAAGAGGATATCAGCAACGTCTCCGGCCTCACTCGTTGACATCGAGTAGGCATTGAGGACACCCGTCAGAGCGAGGGCAGCATCCTCCGTGGAGGACATTCCAGCCACACCCATACGGGTAGCCACGTTCAAGAGCTGGAGACCCTCAGCACCCAGCCGGGAGGCCGAGTTGATGTTGTACAAGGCCTTGGCCAGGTCTCCCGGGTCCTTCCCCAGCTCCACTGACATTGCTAGCACTTCAGCAGAGGACGCCTTGAACTGATGCTGTGTCTCCTGGGCAATGGTGTTGACATTCCTCATCGCCTGCTCGAACTTAGCGAACTGGTTGGTGGCCAGAGCCATGTTCGTGACAATGGGGAGGGTGGCAAACATCATCATCCGACGGCCGGTACGGGCGAGGGTGGAGCCCAGCTCCCCTATAGAGGTTGCCAGATTCACCACCCCCGACCGGGCGGCTGTGATATTGCGCATGAAAGCGCCCGTGTCTGCATTGAGACGGACGATCAGACTACCGAGATCTAAAGCATCACCCACTTACTTTCTCCCTTTCAGGTTCTGTGCCATCGTAAGCACGGTGTTCTTCAACCTCTGCATTCTGGACTGTCGGGTTTCCGGTTCGCGGATCTTGACCATGAAGTCTTCCAGCGGAGGGGACTCGGCATCTTTGCCCTTGTTTGCAGCATGGATCCAAGCACAGATGGAAGCTGACTGGAGGGCGGACTGAGTCGGCTCCCCGGGCTCCATCCTGTCGAAGATCATCCACTCTGTAAACTCCCTGCTGTCCATCCTGGTCTGCAACTCGCGAACCGTACACCCACCTATCTGCCTAGCCAACCGGAACCAGAACTTGCGCTCCGGTCGGCTCTTCATTCCCCCGTGAGGTCTTCTTCTCCCTTCGTGTCCATCCCATTGATCTTCTGGGCCTCTTGGAACAGGAAGCTGATAGCAGCACCGGACTTGGCGTTCAGTGCTTCCAGCTCACTATCCTTGAACATCTGGGTCCCGTCCGGGTTGACCAGAGCCCGAGCAACCAATCGGGTCTTGACTCCCCTGCTATCGAACTTCTTGCCGTTCTTCCGTTGGACACACCAGTTCTCGAACTGGTCACGCTCCCTGCCCGGGATCACCCGAAGCAGGGCCTTCTTACCCGTCCATCCGGGGATACCATCGGGGAACGTGACCTCCTCCATGTGGATGTCATCAATTGCCAGCAGCTCATCCTTGGTTAGGACTCCCGTGTCTTTCATCTCGTCGCTCATCCTTTCTCTCCTTCTCTGCCCTTGGGGTTTCTTCTACTACGACACAGCCCCGTCAATCTTCAGACGGGCGGTAGCGACCAGTTTGTCCTCCAGCGGGGCTCTGGGCTCGAAGTTGGTCATAAACGCCGTGAAGGAGATTGCAGTGGCTGCTGAGTCTGCGAAGGTGATCGTCATGGTTTCCTTCGCGTCATCAATGGGAGGAGCCGTGTCGGGGAAGTAGTGCATCTCGATGGTGACCTCCCCCCAGTCCACCAGATCCCCCGGGTCAAACTCCCGGGCCGAGGTTGAGCCCATGTGGGTCATGTCGATACTGGGACGCTCGGCACTGAAAGGCCGGATGTCCGTGACTTCAGCGAAGAAGCCACTGTCGAACGCGATCGTAGTCCCGGTTCCAAGGTTGCTCATTTCAATCTCCTTCTCTACGCTTCTTCTCTGACCACTCGGTAGTTTACCACCCAGAGATCTCGACCTTTGTCATCCTGCCCAAGGTGGACGGGATTGCCTGAACGGAACACACCAAGATAGCGTGCCCCGGTAACGGACCAGGATCGGTACTTGTTATCGAACAAGACCATGATGGCCTGGAGCTTGGTATACCCGGTCTTGTACCCAAAGCACCGGACCCGTGCCTGGAACATGGGACGCTCCGTGGGGACGACTGTCTCATCCATCACTAGCCCCGTGGATCCCCCAGGGGTGTCATAGATCGTGATCATAGTGTCCGGGGAGTCTGTCTCATACCCAATGCTGATAGACCATCCTGAGGTAGCTGCGAAGGTCCCGATAGACTCTTCTTCCAGCACATCTTTAACGTCTTCCGCTACTGGGTTCATCAGCCACCTCCTGCGATGATGTGGAGAATCCGGTTCAGGTTCACCCTGATAGCATCCTCCAGGAACTTCGCCTGATGCTCAGGGGCACCGGGTCCGATGACCTTCCCACCAGCCCCCTTGTAGTCAGCCGGACGACGGGTTCCATGACGGGCCTCCAAGTTCTCGTGGACGAAGGGGGCGTAGGCTGCTGTGTACCCAATCTCCACTACCGTCTTCCCACCAAAGCCACTGACCTTACGGGAGTAGGCCGTTGCCCGGAGGTGTCCCGTATCCACGGGTGTCCGGATCTGGGACTCCCCCTTGATGAACAGACCAGCCCTGATCAGGTTCCGCTCCGTCCTGTACGGGATGGCAAGGGCCTGCTTGTTCAGGTTCCCCAGCACCTTGTCCAGTCCGATAAGTTGGGCTCCACTTATAGCCATACGACCCTCAGCGTTGCGTTTGCTGCCATACTGGGGGTCCCCTTGAACCCCTCTATCCGATGAGCCCCGTCCACCAGCTGGGGATTCGTCGCGGAAGACGTCCCACTGTACAAGTATCCCCCATTTACGACCGCTTGATCTACGAAGACCCGTGCCCGACTAAGGGCCTGCTCCCCCTTGGCGTTGATGAACAACTCCTGCTTATCCTCCCAGCGTCCCTGTATCTCCACGGGGGTAGCGAAGGTCCATCCACCATACCCATCCGTGACGGGAGCCCCCCAGTAAGTCAGCGTCTGCCTATAGAAGCGATCCAAGTTCACGTCTCACCTCGTTATGAGGGGTTGATATGCTGAATGAGGGCTGGGGTCTGCCCCAGCTTGGCCAGCGTCCCGGTCGTGTCTAGGGCCTTCACCATCTGACCGTAGGGCGTGAAGTCCAAGGCCTTCCCGGTCAGTCCCATGGATGTAACGGATGCTTCCCCCACCTTCTCGTTAGACCGGCGGTACTGCTCCATAGTCATGGCCGCGAAGTGGGCGGCAAGCCACCGTTCCACCTCCTTCCGCTGGTCATCGTTGATGTCCGTATTGGAGCCCAGCTTGTTCGTAACCGTTAGGTTCGCGGCCGTGATGAAGGCACCCAGATCCGTGATGGAAGGAGTCCCATCCAGGATGGCCTCAACTTCAGCTTGGGTAACTCGATCTGCCATAGTCTATTGCCTCCTCACTCCATCGTTCCCGTGCTGTAGCCTCCGCCGCCGGCGCCGCCCGCCGGAGTCACCGCGCCGAGGTAGCCCTTGCTGGTCGTGCTCGCGCCGTACTCCACGTCCACCTGTGCGTTGCCGTCGGCGGACGGGGTGTAGTCCGTGAAGGCCGCGGCTTCCCCGCCCGTGTCGTTCGTGCCGTCGGTTGGGTCAGTGTGCAACCCCAGCAAACCATCGGCGACACTGTCGATCACGTAAAGCCCAACCGTGAAGTGGCCCCCGTCGCCCGTGTTCGTTATGCGGATCTGGTCATTCACCGCAAACGCTGCGCTGAATCCTGCCGCCGCACTAGTTAGGTCATAGGGCGGTCCCGCATGGTCGGCGCAGGCCAAGTCCGTCCATGAGGCCTTCGTCAGGCCGGGGTCGGCGGTGATGTTAGAGGCATCGTCGTACACATTAGACACCTCCGTACCGCAGTTGTTGAAAATGCACCCGAACACCAACATGCTGCCGACGTTCGCCGTGGTGGCAGACACACCAGTAGTACAGGAATCAAATAGGCAACGATTAGCTACGAGCGTATCATAGT